GCATCTATACTTGCTAATATATCGCTTAACTCTATGACACTATCTGTCGTTCCATAAGTTCCTGTTACTATCATTCTATCTCCAAATACTGTTGGTCTTGGGTCTATTGTTACTGCCATTATTGTTCACTTCCTGTTATTTCCGTATTTTCTTCTTCACTTAAAACTTCCTCAACTACAGGTGGATTCAAGTGAGATTCTACTAATTCTAAAGCGGCGGTCTTTGTTAGATAACCTGCGCCTGTTTTAATTCCATTGTCTTTGAGCCATTTTAGAATATCTTTTCTAGCCCATGCTACATCCGGTATACCGTCATCTTGTAAGTCTACTGTAGCAGGTTCATCGCCTTCTATCTTGAAATCTTTTCTTAGGGCTTTCCTGTTTGCCTCAAGCCATGCTTGAGAAACTTCTACAGGTTTACCTCTAATCCAAGACTCACAACTATCTCTTCTACGGGCTTCATAAAAAACCCCTATGTAAGTTACGGTAGGCATTTAGCCACCTCAATTAAGCATTAGAAGTGTGACTGTACCTGCACCTGCGCCTTCTGCATGTAGTTCAACTGCACTCAATGCGCCACCACCAATAGTAGGTGGTGCGGCATCTGCACCTATTTCACTTGTTCTTACTGAAAGAGTCTTATCTGCAACTTCAAGAGTAGTACCAACTACACCAATAATCTTAGAACAACCTGCGGTAAACACGAATACTTCTGCATCAGTAGTAGCAAGAGTAAAAGAAATTGTCACCATTCTTAAACTCCCAACTGCATTCCCGTCAGTGTTAGCGGCGTTAAAACCTGCTAATGTACCCGGATAAGAGCCACCTGCGTTTCCATCTAACCAACCTGTTTCTTCTACAGGTGTTCCTGTTCTCATGTCAAGGTCTAATAGTATCTCCATCGCTGAAAATTCGCTGTCTTCATAACTAATTGTTAATCCATTTTCTATTTCTGTTTGCTTTGCCATATTTAATCATCTCCTTAATATTTTTTCTCCATTAATCCTCACTTTAGGTCACGAATAGAGCCGTGGCCTCCAAAGAAAGTAGTCCAAACTTCTCCCATTGAACGGTACATACCCTCTTGTCCTAGACGGTTAATAGCGAATGGGTCACCGGTTTCGATACCGGATTCAAAGTATTGAGTTGGTATAGCAGTTGAGAAATATAGGTAATCAGTGTCTAGGAAGTACATACGACTTAGACCGTCTTTTGCTATATCCTTAGATGGGATAATAGGTACACCGTTGTAGGTTGCTACGATGAAACCGGCTTCAATACCCGGTACACCCTTAACACCGTTGTAGGTTGGTGTAACTCTCTTCTCTTCCATGAACCTTTGTTGGCTTTGTAGTAGTTGTTGTAATCTCATTAGAGTATCATATCCAGTTAGGATAACCTTTGGATTACCACCACGAACCCAAGTCTGTTGGAATAGGGTATCTAGGTGGTCTAAAGATAGAGTTCTTTCAGTAAGACCTGCATCTGTAGCAACATTTACTTCTGCGTTAGACCAAGAGTTTGCACTTCGGTCAATAGAGTAAATATCAAGGTCAGCCGCACTGTCAATGTGAGCAGTGTGAGAAGTAGATGCCCCACTTGCTACAGTAGCGGCATATCCTGTACCTGTACTGTCCATAGTTGAAGAAGCAGTAATTCTATCTAGTGATTCAAAGTCGTTACCTGCCGGAGTATCGGTGTCTTGTGTAAGCATTTTGTTAATGTGTTCTGCGTGGTGCTTACCCATTTCTTCCTTTAGTACTGAACGAATGTCACCTAGACCGTCATCTTTGTCAGCCAAGAACATAGCAGTTTCACTCATGTCGAATGTGTGAACAACTGTCTTAGGTTTTGCCGCAATATGTTGGAACACAGGTTTTGTTGTGTCCGGTAGAGTAGCGTTTTCTGCAACTCCACCACCAACACTGAATGATGGTCTGTCAGTAATAACTCTCCAACCACTTCTTTCCCACGGTCTCTTAGGTAAAATTGAGAATGCGTTAAACTCTTGGTTCAACTGTGACCAAACTTTTCTACCGTAAATTGCTTGGTAGGTACCTGCTGTTGTACTTAGCATTGGTGCATCTGCTTTCAATAACTCACTACCGGAGTAGGAGTAGCCCATAGCGTTTCCTGCACCGTAAAAGTATCTTTCCATATCTGTTATGTTTCTTATGTAATCTCTTGCCATATTAGTCATCTCCTTTTTCTTAATTTATTATCCTCAAGCACCCCTGTAGACACTATTTGCTAGTGTGTGTACCTCATCCCAAGACATGTTGCTCAAGTCTTGAGTAGATGGGATTGTAACATTTGTTGATAGGTCAGCCTTTGCGATTGTTGTACCTTCTGTAGTTAGGTTGTCAATTCTTTCGGAAAGGTTTGAAATTGCCTTCATGACTTCACTAATTGGTTCACGAGCATCGAATTGAGCCTTTTCTGCTTCGGACTTTGCGATTGCTTGTTCATTAGCGAATCTTGAAGCAAAGTGTCCTTCTAAGTCACCACGGAATTGTTGTTCCGTAGCCGCCGCTTTGTAGACTTCATAAGCCGCCTCAATATCGGTTGCTGAAACATTTGATGGGTGAATGTAGGATTTTGAAAGGTCAGCCGGACCCATAGCCCCTGCCGGTTGTTTTCCACCGCTTTGACTTACTGCGTTAATAGCACCGGTTGATGGGCTACCTGCGGTTTGCCCTCGGCCTCTAACTTGTCCGGCGAAGTAATCTGCACCATCTACTGTATCCGGGTTGTCGAATCCACCAAGTTGTGCTTTCTCAAGAGCATCAAAATGCTCTCTTGCTGAATGAGTATCTACACCTGCGGATTTTAGAGTATCTTCCATCCAATTTAGGTACTCGGCACTAATGACATCACTGTATTCATTACCTTTCATGTAATTCATTTTGTCATCATCTTTCTTTTCTTTCTTTTTCTCTTTCATTTCTTCTTCGGCCTTCATCTTATCATCCTTCTTTTCTTCTTTGTCGTCGGAATCATCTTTCTTACCCTTGATATGCTCTCGGAGTTGAGGTGGAATTTCACCTTTCTCCATAGCGTCAAGTCTTGCTTCTAGCCTGTTCATTACTGCGTTTAAGTCACTGTCTATATCTGTCATTTTACTCACATCTTCTTTTAAAATTCTAAATTGTGCTTCCGGGTTAATCCCTTTTTCACAAATTGTAATTTCATGGAGTTCCATTTTACTTATTTCTTGGTATTCTCCGTGTTCCCCATCAGCCTTTCTAACACGCTTGAAAGCCTGTCCACCAATGGAGAATCCTTGCAAATTACCTTTGCGTATTTCTGCGGCTACTTCACGAGCCTTTTCTATGTCGTTTCGTAGTTTACAAACTACAAACATTCCTGTGTCGTCTACTTCGGACTTCCACATTCTTCCGTTGGAGTCTACATAGTTATCTATAACTTCTCCAACTTGTATATTAGAGTGAGCCAACTGTACATTCCTGTATCTGTCACTCTTCATAAAACCGTCAAATGCATCTTTTAATGCACCACGAGTAATCAAATCTCCTTGCTTATCAACAAGTTCTACAGATGCATAACCGGCTACAACTAAATCACTACCACTCTTTAGGACTTTCAATCCCGAAGATGGTCGCTGTATAGTTAGCATCAATTCACACAACTTACTGTCATCCTATTTATATTGAACTGATACTTTATGTCTAAAAGAAATTAATCTACTTTATTAAAATCGGACAACTGCGAAGTATTACCATTCATTTCTATATGTTTTATGGGTTTTTTCTCTTTTTTATTTTTCTTAGGCTCGATTTCTTTTTCATCACTTCGTTTTCTACCATCATAGTCCGGCATAGTTTCTTCATTAGCCAAACGAGTTGGACCACTTGGAGACTCTATTGGTGTAGCCATATCTATACCCAAACCTTTTGGTCCTGTCCATGTCATTTTTTCTTTAGCGAGTGTATCTAAAGCACGAGATATAATTTCTAGTGCTTTTTTAGTAGTTGGTTTAAGTAATCTATTTTCATCGTCAGCCTCTAATACACCTGCTGACTGTTTATCTTGCCGTTTACGGCTTGGGGGCTTTTCATCTAGTACATCTGTTTTAACTAAATGACCATCAAACATAAGCGGTGCAACGGCACTCCAATACGGATACATACTTTCTGCTAATGTAATAGGATAGTTGGATTTTACCATACCACTCAATGCTGTAGAAGGATTTTCTAAATACCATAAATTACCATGACTTAAGACATCATATTCTACAGTATCTACATCTTTTAATATAACTTTTAATTTATTATTATCATATTCAATATCATGTGGAACTAAAATAGGAGTTAAAGATTTAGTAAGTATATCTAAAGATTCAGCACTAGCCGCACCTTCACCATCACCTTTACCGGTTATTTGTTTCATTTGAACATTAAAGACATTTCTTCCACCACGATTTTTTTTAGTTACCCCTGTAATAGATACTCTAACTACATCTCCTACTTTATATGAATCTCCTTGATTATGTATTGTTCCTATATCCATATACTCTTGTCCATTTACTTCTACTGCTCTATTACCTAATTTTGACCCATCTAAAATTGGTCCTGCGCCTAATCTATATGTATGTGAATTTTTACCTTTGACATCTAACACTATGAAATTGTAATCCTTAGTGTTTCTAAGTAGCATCCATTTAGGATGTCGCCTTTCTCCTTTCATGTATGTAGATTTACCATCTCTTAGTAAAAGCACTTTATGTTCCTTTTGAAGATTAGATATTGTTTCCTCTAAACCTTCTTCGTCTGTCATTTTAGTATCATGTGGACCGGGTATAATTATATTTTCATGACTATCAAATTGACTTCTTAATAATTTCATTCTTTCAAACATAGTCATATCACTTACATTGTTAGCATCATAATTTAGAATATCTATTATGTTTAGTTCATCTTCACCTAAGATACCATCTATAACATAATCTCTTTTATTTAACTTTGAAAGATTTTCTTTAAACGATTTTTTCAAACCAACTTTTTTACCATCTTCATCGTATGTAGTAATTGTTTCATCTTCACTTACAATAATTACTCTCTTACCATCATACCATTTACTGACTACCCACGAACCGCTAAATCCTTTTAGATAGTGTAAATCACTTATCTCAAAAATGCGATGCATCGGTCTAATAGGAGGTGACCATTTTACATCGTCATTTTTCATCAATAGTATATCGGGATTTAATAACGATGTGATATATGTAGAAATTTCACTCATAGCGATAGTTGAAGGCTCATCCGATGGAGATAAATATGTATCCATATTCACTCCTTGATGTGCCGAGAGAGTAGTTTGAGGCGGTGGTAAATTAGGTAATACTTGTTGTATGGTTTCCTTTCCAAATAATGTATTCAATGCTTCTTCACTCACTCTTGGGTAAAAACCCGGTTGGGTATGTTCACCAACTATTGGTTCTCCTTCTATATTAGTTTCAATACCAAATGAGGGTTCTGCTACAAACCCTTCATGAATATCTCCTACACCAAATATATTGTAGATAGATGCGTTAGTAGGATTTACTCTACCTATCTTAGAATGTGTACCTAAACCTGCTCTAGCAACTGTTTCAGTTGTAGGTGCTTCAAATGCACTTTCTAATATGCCACCTTTTTCATCCATTAATTTTCTCTCATCTAATACAATTAAAGAATCTAAATTATTTCTAGTAGTAGCGGTAACTTTCTTAACTCCTTTACCCATGTTTTTTGCACCGTGAGCATCAAATTCTCTAGCATGGAAAAATTCTAATCCACTATTTTGCATTGACTGACCAAAATGTTTTGCGTTAAGAATATGATTTAGTGATTGAGATAATCCATGTATAGGATTTGCTTTCCAATTTTCATTTTCTTTTCTTGCTCTCCTTTGTGCAATAGTTATCGCATTATGTATATTTGAATTATGTAAATCATGATGAAACTTATCATTACTGTTTAAGTCATCATATTCAGCACCCATAATATCATCATTAGGAGTATGTAAATGAGATATATCTGCATTTCCTATTTTTGATAATGTACCACTTGTAAGCATATTACCAACTGTTGAAACAAATAATGGTTGTTGTCTCAAAGAAGATTCATTAATAATATTAGCAACATGTTCTTTCATAGCGGGAGTTTTTTCTAAGTTTAATTTATTAATTACTTCATCAACTGACATGTTACCATCTATTTCTGCACCATTTTCTAGTAAATGATTAGCAATAGCACCATGTTCATTAATTTCTTTTGGTTTTTGACTGACCACATTGTAATCTATTCCATAAGTTACAGGAGATAAATCGTGATTATCTGTCGCTAAAATATGCCTTTGTGTGTCAGCCAATAATTTTTGCACATTATGTATAAACTGCACAGGGTTACTAGTGTCAAAAGCATCCGGTTGTTGTTCAAGAACTAACGGTATTATGTTATTTTTAGCGTAATCAACAACTGTATCATGGTGAGACTGTAACATATCTAAATACTGTTTAGCATTAATTTTCCAATGTGATGTAGGTTTATCTTTTTGTTTTGTAGATAGTTGAACTTGATTTAATTGAACCACAGCATCTTGTAAGTCCTCTCTTAAACCCATTACTTGTTCTTGTGACAAATCGGGATTCAGCATCATTTCATTTATTGAATCAATGGTTTCTCTAATTCTATTTTCTTTTTTAGTAGAAATATTATCTCCACCAAATCTTAGGATAGACTGAATGGCATCAATAGATGTTGTTTTAGGCTGATATTTCTTTTTTCCGCCTTCTAATTTTCTTTGATGTAGTTTAGATGTTACGCTTTGTAACCTAGACTTAGCCTCGTCTAAACTTATTTTATCATTAATAGCAAAATCATGATTATCCATATAATAATCGTGTAACATTTTATAGTTTGAATTATTTTTATCTACAGACAATTTTTCTATAAATTCGTTAATCTTTCTACTGTCTGTCGTATTAAGTATTTTACTAACTGCATTTACTAATCTAACTATTGGATAATCGCCTGTTTCTATGGTATCTTTGACATTTTTGTAGGTGGTAGGTTTTGAATCCCAACCTACATAGTCTTTAAATTCTTGAAGGCCGAGACCTGCTGAAAGTTTTAGGTCACCTGTTAAAAAATCTTTAAGTTTTCCTATGGCTTTTTTTGATGGAGTAAATGGATGACCCACTCTATTCAAAAATGTATTATGTAATTGCGCTTTAACTGCTCTTTCGTGTAATCTACTATCACTAGGATGTGTACCATACATAGATATAGACCTAGGCATAATAGTAGGATTAGTAGATGTGTGAGGTTCTAAATGTTGATTATGTGGACCTAATTGTTGTTTAAATGCAGGAGAGGCTGTTCTAATGGCATATTCATACATCGGATTAATTGCTGATTTATGCTCGGTATAGTTATTTTTTTCACTTCGATTAGAAGATTTACTTGTTCCAAAAGGAGAGAATATATTTTGCAAAGGTGTTTTTTCGGGAGTATAATCAAATTTATATTTAGTAGTATCAAAAGCACCTATTGGTGGTGCAAATAGTGGACCAAAATGCATTCCTAAAATAGTGTTCTCTTGGTTTGGCATCCAAAATTGATAATTATTTGGGTCTGTTTGAAACATAATAGAATTGTCTTTGTCATGCGAGATAGAGTGTAAGAATTCAATCCATGTAGCAGGTGATATATTCATACCCGGTGTATTAGCGTACAAAGAAGAATAAAACTTACCCGGACCGTATGTATATCCATCGGGGTGATTTTCCCAAAAATCTTGTTTTTCTTCATCGGGATGAGGACCATGTGGTGATTTTAAAAACGCTAAATCATTCACCATTTCTTTTGCTGATTGTTGAACTGTTCCATGACGGCGAGCATAATCTTGCGCTTTTTCTAATGTTGGTAAATCAATTATTGGTCCATCCATTTTACCGTGTATAGGATGTTTTTCAATCAACTGTTTTGTATTAGGGTCAAACCCCGCTAAGAAAAGTAAATCCTCCATAGAGAGTCTTTTGTGTTTAGATTTTCTTTGTAAATCTTGATAAGTATAATTATCTTGAGGTTTTGTTTTATGAAGTTCAAGTGACGGTAATACTTGTAAAGGTTCTTTACCATCAACAGCGTATTTTTCATTAATTTCACTTAATATATAATCAGCAATAGGGTAGTCTAAAAAATCATTTTGATTGTGAATTGACTCACCTAAAGCACTTCTAATAAATCTATTTTCACCTTGAGAATAATCATCTTCATTAGATTGATTTCGATAATGAGCGTTGCGACCAAAATTTTGATTTGACCTAAGCATAAAATTCATTTCGGGTGTTCTTCTAAGTAAATTATTTACTGCTATTCTAGCAGTAGGTATTTTCTCACCGTTGGGTAATGTAAGTGTTGATTTATTATCTATACCTTCGTGTAACTGTTCTTCAACAGAATCTCTTTCTTCGGGTGTAAACCATTCAAGTCCGTACATAAAACCGTCTAAACCTAGTTCTCCTTCTTCACTTGTCCACTCTTTGACTTTATCATCAAAATGGCTGTGGCGTAATTCACTTTCTAACTCCTTGCCTTTCAAACCTCTACTTTGGAGTTCTGTTTCTAATTCTGCATTTTGTTTCTTCCATCTTCTATAATCTCTTTGATATAAGTGATGTTGATGTTGCGCCGCAGTTCCCGTTATGTTAATATCTCCAAGAATCGGTATAGTTTTAGAACCTACTTTTATACCGGTAACCAAAGGGCTATTTTTTTCTGTCATGGTTTTGAACCACTTTTTTTCCATTTCCATTTCTTGAGTACTTGCACCACCTAGCGCAAACGACCTAAGCACCTCTAACATATTAGGTAAACCTGTTGCATGATTAATTTGTCTTAGCGGGTGATTCATTTCGTGATATGGAAAGTGAGAATCAGTGTAAGATGACTTAGTATCTGCTCTATAACTAGGAAATATTGAGTGTCCTCTACCTTCTCTACGAATCATACCATTAGACCAAACATGATTTGTTGGCTCGCCAAAAGTAGGTCTACTTGCTAATAAATAACCTACTCCTTCTTTTTTATCAAATTTAATTATTGTTTCAGCAGTATCTTTAAGATTTAAAGAAAATAAATCGCTAGGAGATTTTTCTAAAGATTCCCACGCCATAATGTATTCTGCGGCACTTCGAGATAAATCTAAACCATCGTAAAGAGATATTACAAACTCATTTTTACGAATGTTGAAATCATCTATCATTATTTTCACCGCCTATGATAGCGGTTCAAATAAAGGACATGCGTGTATATCCACACCTTGATGTAATTTACAACCCGAAGTATTTGTACCGCCGCACTTTCTGCATACTATAGGCATTCCCGCTTCTCCCGCTTCTCTAAGTTTAGATTGAATATTTGCTTTCTTAACCGCTATTGGTTTCACAATATCACCTCAATCAAACTTTTCTTCTCTAACGACTCCTGTATCGGAGTGAGGGTTTTGTCTTGATGATAGTCTTTCCATGTTCACTTTAGAATCCGCTTTTTTTCTCTTTGGTTTAGCATCTTCGGTTTCAATAGTTTTACCATTAGTAGTAAAGTAACCACTCTTAGTTTGTCCACCGGATTCTGCTACAAAGTGAGGATTAATGTCAGTGATTTTTTCGGGTGGAAATCCCGGTTGCGCTTTAGCCATTTTTGTTCCACCTAAGCAACTTGCTTTGCACATGTCTGCTTTGAATTTACCATCTTTACAATGAGGACAACCTTTACCTTTCATTTTGTTATCTTTACATGTACATTTTTTACCGCCACAGTCGGAACAACCTTCAGCCTTTGTAGCCATACCTGTATCGTCACCTGTACCCGGAAGAGGCATCTCACCGGTTTCACGCATACCCTCACGAGGTTTTCTCATACTTTCCATTTTACCTCTTTTTGAAGTTCGAGGTGTACCTGCTGAAAGTGGTAGAGTCATTTCCTTCTGTATTCTATCTAGCCTGTCATTCATCGCTTTTGCTTTTTCAAGCATAACTGTAGTTTCATAACTCATTTTTTCAAATCTTGGCTTCATTGTATCACATCTGTCTTTTTCGCTTGGTTTGCTAACTCGTGTATTTCATCCCAATCCATATTGTGGAACTCTTCATTAGTTTGTGGAATAGTGGTATTTTGACCCTTTAGAATTGAATTATTGTTTAGGTCGTTTCTAAAAGGGTCATCTTGTACATCTTCGGTAAATGGAGTAGTACTTTTTACCATACCCATTTTTCTCAATAATCTTTGAGGGTTGTTGATAATACTCTTAAGACGCTCATTTTCCTGTTTTAAAATCTCTATGTTAGAATCCATAACTTCCATTTTAGTGATTAAAGCGTTCACTAAAAGTTCGGATTTATCTTCTGTCATAGTATGACCTCAATTTGAATAGCGGCCAAATGTACCTGCACTGCGACTAAAGTTAGATTTTTTAATTCCTGTACTAATAGAGCCGGGGAGTCTTTGTCCTTGAATAGAGCCTGTTCTTCCTCTTCCTTCGGTGAATTTTATCACAGGAACTCCACCGGCATAAATATCGTTTACACCTTTAGAGGATTCGGACTTAGCAATAACAGTATTTAGGTCATCTGCAAGGAAATCTGCTAACTTTTGTACTTCTGTCAAATGTTGTTTTGCAACTTCTGCATTATCTCCTTCAAGGGCTGTTAAAAATCCTTTTTGGGCTTGTTCGAGTTTTCTTGCCATTGGGTGCATTTTGATTAAATCCATCTTCATCCCTACCTGTCTCACATACTACTATAATAAAAGCGTTTCTTATGCACCTCTAAATCTTCTAGCATTTTGCATAACATTTGCATTTTGCTGTCCAAGTGATGGTGGTGGTCCTCTTTGTTGCACACTTGTTACAGGCGCACCACTACCCGGTGAGGTTCTTCTTTCGGGTGCGGCAGGACCACGGTTGCGTATTCCTACACCTTGACCACCCGGTTGTGGAGGTGGCATTGGCATGTTACCCATTGGCATACCCGGAGGCATACCTCTCATTGGCATACCCGGTGGCATACCCGGTGGCATACCCGGTGGCATACCCGGTGGCATACCCGGTGGCATTCTTCCTCCACCCGGTGGCATCATTGGTGGTGCGCCGCCCGGAGGTGGTGCGCCTTGTTGTTGTTCTTCGGGTTTAGGTTTACGATAAACAAATTTAATGTCGTTACTTGTATCACCACTAATCAATTCCGGTACGAAACCAAGTTGAGCCATTCTTTGTGCTACATTCAACTCTTGCTCATCACGGCGTAATCTTGTAATTTCATCTTCTTCTTCGTTTGGATATAGTGTTAATTTCCAATCAAACACTCCCATTTGTTTTAGAATCTTAGGGAATAAAACATCAGTGTAAATTTTTTGTCCAAACTCTACTGCACGATTAGTAACAAGAATCTGTAGACCTTCGTTGTTAAGACCGCCGGATTTACCATTATCTACCATAAATATACTTGATACGCCAAAATAAGCGGCAATTCTATTTCTTATTTCATCACGAACAGCGATATATTGCATTTCTTCTAGTGTGTCCATGAATTTGACCCAATTGACACCACCTCTACCGGTGCTAGATTCAATACCAACTTTAGGTACATAGTGAGGGTCTCTTTCCATTTTTTCATCTACTGACTTCCAAAATGATTTCATTGATTCAAGATTATCGGTTGTGACAGAAATAATACCTTTAGGCATTCTACGCTTTTGATAAGCAGTATACATGTAATTATCCATCGCCGTTAATGTCATGGCCTGTCGCCACATTGTATTTACGGGAGAACGACCATACAATTTAGATGGATTGTATTTACTTAAATGTAAAACTTCACCTTCAACAAAGTATTGTGTTTTACCGCTACCTGCCATGTTTACATAATGTACATCGTGTAAATCGCTACCACAAACTTCACACTTATCATCTTCTGCATGTGTTTTTACTTGGTCACGATGGATTAGGCAAGTCTTGTAACGACCACCTCTTACCCCTCTTTTATCGGCAACTATTCTCATGAATATAGGGTCACCTCTAATCATTTCTTTTACACGATAAAATGCAACCTCTTTTGTTTCCGGGTCAATATAATACTCTTTTACAAATATCATAAATGCATCATCTACAATATTTAGGTCATTTTCAATTTCATGTAAAACATGTAAGAACTGTTGTTCCATACTATTTTCTTGATTGAGTAACCACTTAGCGTATACTAATTCTTCACTATCCGGTCCTCTAACTTCCCCGCCACATGTATCACATATTTCTACATCGTGTTGGTATTCTTCATCACATTGAACGCATTTTTTATGAAACTTCTTTTCCCAATAATATCCTCTTCTAAACATCTCTTGTCTTAGTTTAGAAAGTACGGTTCTTAGAATCAAACATTCTGTGCTTACCGCATAAAGAGCAGGTATAGTAATACCCTGTGCCATTACAGGTTCTTGTATACCACTTGTCCAAAGTGGCATAGTTGGAGTCGGTGATGATTTACGCTTGAAGGGTTTACTCAATGTCGAGAGAAACCGACTAATTCTACTTTCATCATCTGCCATTACAAACTCTCCGCATAATTACCTATTGTATCTGCATCCACGCCCCATTTACTCAAGAAACTATCGGCTTTTTTCTTATCGTCTTTCCAATTATTATATGTAACGACACGATACAATTCATCTTTTCTCATCTTATCTTTTTCATCTACAAAGGATAAAACAGCCTTTGCTTGCAACGATTTCATTTTTAAATGTGGTAATATACCTTTCAATAATTGCCTTAAATCGTTTTTTGATGAGAATATGAGTCGGTGTTGGCTTCGGACACTATTTTTGTGTATTCTTTGATTTAGAACTAATCTACCGCAACCTAACGCTTTGTGTAATTCTTCACACTGCATACGACCTCTATCGCCTGTAGCGATAAATGTCGCTCTCGGTTCACCCCTTTCCGTTATGAATATGCTACCATCTGCATCAAGAAAACCTGCGGCATAAGCCCATATATCTTTAATAATTAAACCATGAGAATTAAGTTTTACAAAATCACCTCTACTGTTACTTTTGTAAATATCTAATTCTTCACCGTACATTTTTAGCAACATACCTACCTTTGTAGGAGTAACAGATTTAGATATAGTTCCAACACCTCTACGAACTAACTCACGACTACTAAGTGGACCGGATTTTGTTAATTCATCGGAAATAAAATTAAGAGTTGATTTATCTGTTTTTGATATACTATCAATTTGGTGTAAAGTGTTAGACCACATTTTACGAGCATCTTTTTTCAACTGTAAAGCATTAGCCCATTCTTTTTGGTCATCAATTCCCCAATCTAATTTTTCATTTAACAAATTCAATACAGTCATAGATTTAAGATACAATTGACATGCTTTTTGTAAAGAAGATGAACGAGATTCACCAAATTTACGGAGTGCTTTTAGGCTTCTATCATTGAGACCAATATTTTTTATTACATCTTCTAAACCTTCACTCCATGAAAGATTACCAATAGTGGCTTCTATTTCTATAGACTTTATTGTACGAATGTCATCAATAATCGCATCAATACTTTCACGATTATCTTTATCTAATCTTCGCATTTTCCTACACATACGAATTATTGAATTAGCATCTTTACCGTATGTACTCTCTAGCCATCCATCACCATTGGGTGCAAAACTATACGATTTAATATCGTCATTAGAAAACAAACTTGATGATTTTTCTATAGGGGCTGTAATAACTGTAAATTCGGGATGCTGTGATAAATTAGATAAAACACTTTTTGTTAAATCATCAGCAGGTTGTACAGCGAGGTCGTACTCATCACCTAGTAAAGCACTACCCCACATAATGACCACCAAATTGACCTATTTATTTAATGTATTCCAAGCGTCATCAAATGCTTTTTTCTTGTCATCTTTTGGTTTTTCCATACCTTTAGGTGGTTTACCACCAATAGCGATGACCATTACAACGCCTTTCTTTTTCTTCTTATCATCCATTTTATTCATCTCCTTTGTTTTCTTTTTTTGTTGCTCTATGAATCTACGGTATATACCTGCTTCTTGTTTTTTACCCATTTCTCTTGCTCTTTGTTCCATAGCGATAGCCGCTTGAGTTTTGTGAGCATGAGTTTTGCTACTGTTTTTGATTTTACTAACTGATTGTCTTGCTTTTTGTGGATTTTTAAATCCTAAATTATGTATAGTTCCTTTTGGGTTTTCATCAGTATACAAATCGGAATGCTTCTTTGAACCCGCAGGTTGCCCTTTTTTACGAGGTATGCGTGGTGCTTTTACAATTGTAGGCTTACCACCGACTCCTTGTTTCTTACTACGCTTTCTTTTGGTAGCGGCTTGTTTTTGCCCTTCGGACATTGAGCCGGAAGTCTTTGGAGTTTTACTTGATACTTTCACACTTGGTCTACACTTTGGATAACCTTTGCTTGAAGTCTTGGCTTTTGACCTGCCACACGGTGGGTGTTTACCATCCTTATTTTTACGACTTACATCAACCCACTTTTCTTTGAACCATCGGTTCAAGTTCTTGCGGATTAATACTTTGGTCATCTACTCACCTTACTGCAACCATTTTTCTAATGTTTTTCTGTTTATCCATTAATGCATAACATGGACATTTAGGTGCAGATGCAGAACATTGATTACCTTCTATCATACATACGCATGGTGTTTTTTTAGTTCCACCACAACAACATTTATCTTTTTTAAGTTTCATTTTTTCTTCCCCTTTTTCTTAAATTTTCCACGACAATATTGAACAGCCCATCCATTAGCATAGGCTGACGGATAGACCTTGAACTTACGCTTTGCCGCCGCTTTACCTGCGGGGCATAGTTTCTTTTCTAAAAAGTCAAACGCACTATCCATTCCAATACAATGTCCACATTCACAACTCACGGTATCACCCAATCATTTTTTCCATAATTTCTGTGTGGTTTTCCTTTTATCCACTCATCAAAGCCCGGTAGTACATCGTCAAGAAGCACCACTGAACCTTTGAATTCTTTTGTTCCCCAATTAGCCAAAGCCAATGCCATAGCCAAGTCATCGTGAGTTCCTACAGATTCTAGTTTGCCATTCTTTTGCATACCGAATCTGTTTAACTCGGATTCTAACTTGTGGGTAAATTCACGGCTTCGCTCATCACCGTATGGAGTTTTTATCTGTCCTTGCTCAAACGCCATAAGAAGTGACATAAACATACTTTCTTTTCTTTGGCGTGTTGTCATAAAAGTGCGAATAGGAATATCCCCTCTCATGTCTTGAAGTTCAGCCGCAAACATACGCTGAAAGTTGTTACCTTCAAGTTCAATCAAATCGGGTTGAAACCTGTTATTTAACAGTAAAATTTGTTTTTTCTGTGCCGCACCACCAAGACCTTTTTCGTGTACAATACCAACTATTTCTTTGATATTATCACCCGGTGGTGTCCTTAGTACTAACATAGCAGTAAAGTCAGCGTTCTTATCCGAAGCGATAGCAGTATCCCATCCGATAAAGTGCTGTCCAAATACCCCTGCCGGATTTCCCTCTTCATCGAATTCAGTATCAGCCCTGTCAAGAAGCACCAACTCTCTATCACGAGCCGCCTCAAGTATAGTAGCAGGGAACATACTCGCTACATCGTGGATAGGTTCACACAGATACTCACGGCTAAATTGTATAGCGGGCATTGATAATCGCCTTTGTTCAAGTGCCTCAAGATTCCATCTTTCCGGCCAAAGGGCTATACCTTCCGCATTGATAGCGGGATATGTTTCTACTTGGAATGTTTCTTTTTCTTCAAGTTCAGCATACAAGTCATTGTAACTGAATGGTGTACCGACCATCATTAGTCGTGCTGTGTGGTGGAGTACCGGGAGTAATACACCATAGAACCAATCGGCGGCTCTTTGTAACTCTCCACCTGTAGTACCCCACAAGATGTCATCACATACTACTACATCGGGGTGGAAACCACGAGTAGCACCACCAACCGACTTAGCCATGATACGGCTACCGTTAGTGAACTCAAAGTATGATTTAGCCCAAGGTCTACCTTGGTCGGGCTTCAAACCTCTTAGAATATCAGCACTTTCTATGTTATTACGAATAAACCTCATGTGTTCAAGTGTCTGTTCTAATGAGTGTGAGAAAATCATGATGTGAGTACCGGGGTTGAAAGCGGCTATCCATAGAGCATACGACATAAACAAAGTGGATTTACCGTGGTCACGACTCGCTTTAACACAGTAGTAACGATTTTCTTTCAATCCTTTATCCCACATCTCATGATGATGACTGTAATGAAAACCAAGTATATCTGTAAAAAAGAACTTAAATGACTTTTCAGCCATCTTTCTATCCATATCTAGGATAAACTGTTCCATGTTTTCACTCATAGTATCATCTCAATTTTAGTAAAGTATATGCGGCAAATGTTCCCATTTCATGGGGTGTCATCTTGTAAACTACATCAGCACCTAACTTTTCAGTAAGTGCAGTAACGAATGATTTGTTAGCATTTGGGTTAAAGAAATCGGGGGCTACCCCTCCTTGTTGTTCTTGTAGTAGTTTTTGTTGTGCTAACAAATTTTGCGGTACTGATGAATGTGTAGAAGAAGATTGTGTAACAGGTTGTGGTGTGACAGGTTGTTGCACAGGTGCGGCAGGTTGTTGCACAGGTGCGGCAGGTTGTTGCATAGGTTGTGTTTGATGCCCCATCAAAGCCGCATTATGGTCTGCTAATGTTTTTGTTTGTTGTTGTTGTTGTAATGCTTGTAATGGGGGTGATGGGTTGTTGTTCATTATCCCACCGGGTGGTGTTGCTGTACTGTGCATTGGGCCGGTTACATTAGAAACAGCCTCGATTGGAACTTGAACAGGTGCTTGAGTAACCGGCCTTTTGGGTGTAAATGGAGGCTGACCATACATCAATAAATTATTAGCCTGTTGCTGACTCATACCTTTACCTGCCTCTAACATTTGAGCATAAGGTGTATTATCGTAATTCATAGGTTTTATCGAAGGTTGATTACGAGGGTCATCTTGAGAAATAAGTTCTCCTTTGGGATGAGAAGTTGATGGTGGTAGTCTTACAGGTGGCCCTACCGGTCCTCTTGCTATATCTTTTAACGCCGCACCGGTATCAAATTTTGCCGGTGGTGTTCTATCTAATTTTGGAGGTTTAAATGTCAAATCGGAGTTGGCATAATCACTAATCATTCTTCCTGTTGGGTCAAGTCTTTCATAAGAATAACCTATACCTAATGGTGCAGATATATTACCACCTTGCATAGCATTCATAGTTTCATTTACAGCCCCAAGACCTGCAATTGCTTTACCTCCCATACCTGCAAGTGCGGCTATTTTTGATGTTGGTTTAACACCAACTTTGCTTTCTGTTCGTATTGGTTTTCTAAGAATATTAAAGAAATCCATAAAAGATTTACCCCTATCCGGTGTTTGAAATAATCCTTGGTCGTTTGGAAGTTGTTGGTCTACCTTCTTTTTAATTAACACACTTTTAGGTGCGGATTTTTTAACAAGAATTTTAGTCATATTATCACTTCATATTTAATTTAATTACTTTTACGACTTTAGGTTGCACATGATACGCTTTCGCTATCTTGTGCCAATCACCCATTGATTCATTTATAGAATTAACCTCACCACTTGTAAGACCTACATGTTTGGCTATTTGGTTTACATCAGCAAAAACCGCACCATGACTGATACTCGCATCTAAACTCGCTTCGTGAAATTGCATTCTTTCCAAAGCCTTCAATGTTCTATCCATAATTGGTAAATGTGAATCTTCGGATTTCATATATTGAGTAAGAAGAGTTTGTCGTGGGTCAGCGATTGCTCTTTGCTGTGCTTGTTCAAATTCAGTTAGTTCTTCCCCTCCGGGTCTAAGACCTAATGATTCTCTAAACTGTGCAGGGTTTAATGACGCTACATTCGGTCTAAATGCTTGATATTCCGGTGGTAGAGGTAATCGCCGCACAGCAACCGCCGGACTTGGGAGTGGGGGTGTTCCGCCGGGTTGAGAAACCGGAAGAGGTCGAGAAACCGGGATAGACATGCCTGTGTCACCGGCGGAACTAGGAAGTGCATCTACTGATGCGGGAGGTGCGGATTGAGGTGGAATGGGCATACCTTCACTCGGCGCATAATCACTCATATCATGGAAATATGGTGACATGTGTTCTTCCATACCCATACTAGCACCCTCTTCGGGGTATCCAAAAATATCAAGATTTTGCATTGGTTCAGTTGGTATATCACCAATTCCCATTTTTACATTATGACCTCTAGCACTTGCTTGATGGTCGGCTAAGGCTTCGATTATCCCACGATACCTGTCTACTTGACCTAGTGCAGTTTCATTGTGATGTTTAATTCCTAATGTTTCTAATTCTTCGGATGTTATTTGATGGTCGCCAAATTTACTTCTACTCTCATTTTCTCCAACACCCGATTTACGAGCAAGAGCCATGATTTTACCGGCAGTAGTATGTAACCCTTTACCACCTTTTTCTCCCGGTTGAAGAAATCTCATGTGGTCCTCATGTGATATACCATCTTCTCCGGTACCATAATTTTCCATCATAAGATTGTATAGATTTTTAAAATCTCCTTGAAAACTTCTACCAAACAAATACATCATAGCGGGTGCATGTGCTAAATCTTTGATTAATGCCTCACGCATATCCGGTGTTTGTAAGACTTCTCTTAATGGTCTTTGAACCATATCGGGTTGAGTTAGTTTACCGGATTGATTGTAAGTAACATTAATATCCGGTATATGTTCTATACCTTTATCCATGATTTGGTCTATCATAGCGTGTGCAGATTGATACAAACCGGTAGGAATTTTACCGCCTTTCTTTCCATGTTGATTTAATTTAGGATAAAAGAAAATATCGGGTAAGTGGTGTAAGGTTTCCCATGTGTGTACATCTTGCGTATCTCCAAAGTAATCTGCCGGTGCGCCACCCATCATTTGTGAAGTTACTTGGCCGGGATGTTCTCTATGATTACTTCTAACATAAGCACGAACATTTCCGTTTTCATCCATAACATTAGGAACGGTGAAGTGTGCGTACATATATGGATATTTCACAAATGGCATTTGCTTCCATTCTTGTTGTTCTACACCATGTTCATCTTCTAATACATGTTGTAATTGTTGATGAAAAGGTATTGAGTAAGATTCCATAAACCTACCAAACGGAGTATCTTCTTCATTTTTATTTGTGTAAGTAGTAATTAAAGTGTTATTATGAGTTCGAGTTGGTCTTGTGGCTGATTCTCTATCTCCATCGCCCGGTGGTAACATACCGGCTCTTAGTTTCCTCCAAGCCAAATTATCAAACATAGGTAATTGATGACCCTTATCTGTATGAGTAGCATTGAATTGCTTTATTGCTTGATTAATCACATCTACCGGACTTCTGTTAATATTGTTTCTTCGTAAGAAATCTCCTAAATGGCTTGCTAAAGCATCTATACCGTGTTGAAAAGAGCCAAGTTCTGTATTGTAAATTTGCTCTCCATGCTCTCCATTTGCCCATTCACCTACCAAAGATTTTCCTCTACCATCATGAGCAAACAAAGGTAAATCCATATTTTGTGGTGGTTTGAAATGTTGTGCCGGTGGGTTACGAAACATTGTTGGTCCTTGTGGAGTATAACCTATCATACTCCATGCTTTTTGAAGTAAAAAAGGTTTTATTCCTATCAACCGAAATGCCCCCTCTTACCGGATAGATGCCCCGCAGGGTCAAGACCTAAACGACTTGAATTAGTTTCTAAATTCTGTGTCGGTCCATCATTTTTCTCATCTTCATCTTCGTGTTGTTGAACACCGGCAGGGTGGGTGGGTACATGACCGTTTTCAAAAGCAGAACCTCCCCCTTGAACATATTTCATTAATTTATTTCTTTTCTTTTGTAAATCAATTAATCTACGCATTAATTCTAACATCTCTAATTTTCTAGCATGTCTATTTGCTTTTAGAATATCACTTTCAGTTCTATCACTACTCATCATAATTTGTGAAGGAGTATCTTCACTTGTCATCATAGGTGAAGGGGGCGCAGGTGGCATCATCGGCATTTGTGGTGCCATTGGTGGTCTTGGCATACGAGGCATACGAGGCATACGAGGTCTGCGTGGTCTACTTAACCTACTCAAAGAGGGTTGTCTCATTTGACCTGCTTGACCCGGTAGCATACCTGTTAGTCTACCACCACCGGTAGGACCGGCTACAAAACTTCTAGCACTGTGTCTAGCGTGAGGTGAAAATGTGTTTCTTACTCCACCGAGGATTTTTTGTGCTTCTTGTTGCCCCATATATTGACGATACTTTTGCGGGTCTTTGCTCATAGGTTGTTTAGTAGCAATACCACGGTGGCTCATCTCAACAGATAAATGTGGTTTCATCAAACCTGTTCTTTTACTACCTTTGATACCACGCATTCTTGCTTTGAATCTACGCATGGTAGCACCTGCACCACCGGATTGACCGCCGGGTGGTTTTTTGAATTGTCCTGTAGATGGTCTAAAATTTTGCCTTCCTTCACGGCGACGACGAGCCTGTATTGTTTTTGGAGTTTCACGCTTTAGTAATTCACTCCAAACATCATCCATCGGTTCACTCATAGTGAAACCTGTACTTTCATTGAAATTTGCCCTATCAAAAGAACTTGGTTTATAACGATAATAATTTTCAGTATGTGGGTCATCCACATTCCAATGTTCAAATTCTTCTGCCATCTTTTTTCTTGCTACAGTATCGGGATGTAAAGGATGTTGAAAATCGTCTTTATACGGTGTCAAATCAAAATTTGGGTCTTTCTGTTTCATATCATGAGCATAAAAAATATTTTTCATAACTTGCATTTTTACCTCATGAGGTAAATCTTCAATTGCGGCAGAAGCATCAAAATAATGTTTAAGATAACGAGCATACTCATCGTAATCTTCATCCGAATAAAGATGGTGTCTATCCGGTGAAAATAAATTTTGGTAAGAGTCTGTTTCGTATGAGCCTCCGTCTTGGGGAGAACCACTTGCAGGGTCAGTAAAATATGAAGGAGGTGCGCTTTGCATCATATCTATAATCATTTTTTGTTTTTCACTCAATTCTGTATAAGGAATTAAAGGCCATCCTTGGTCAAAAACATGTTCCATAAAATCATCCATATACATATCGGATTGTGTACCCGGATTTTTAAAATTACTCATGTCGGGTACATCATCCTCTTCTTTCAATAATGTAGACCAAGCATCATTCATCGGTTCACTTGCGTATTTCATGTTAAAATCATCATCGGCTTCACCCATTTGAGGGCCAATTTTATGACCAAGATAATTTAAATGAGAATATAAAAATGCTAAATGTTGCGCCGCTTGTATATGTGGTGGTATACCTTCATTTTCCATCATCGTTGTGAAATTAAAATTATTGTGATAACCATGAAACTCTTGCGGAATTGTATCTTCTTTACCTTGCATTTTAGCATCTAAAACCATCAAAGAATTTCTATGATTCATAATGTTTTCAAGTGACTCATCTACACTAACATCTCCTTCATGAAAGTCACTTATAATTGCGGGGTCGCCATGATGGTGATTATCGTATCCTAAAGCAGGCATTATCCCACTATCTACTAAAGTATCAACCATTGGTGTATCTCTTCCCATTATTTGGCTATACCATGTGTGTCTAGGTGTGTTTATTACATCATTTACCGTAAAATTATATTCATCATCTTCTTTCAATAATGTAGACCAAGCATCTTCCATTGGCTCGCCTGTTCTAACTGCGGAATTACCCGTACCCATCGCTGAACCTGTGCCTGTTTTTGCACCTGTGGCTAAGTCAAGTAAATGTCCACGACTACCTGCCGGTCCACCTTGAAGAGATATTTCACGCTCATCATCACGCTTGTTACCATCATCTAACCCTTCTTCTGTAGGTAATTTAGGACCACTTCCTAATCCTTGTGACGGTTTTATTTTGATGTGTTTAATATCTTTGAGTCTTGCTTTTCTTTCCTCGTCTTTTCTTTGTTTTTCTTCCCTACGCTTATCAGCATCTTCGGGAGATGTAGGGCTATATTTACCACCATCTTCGTTAGCCGAACCATACATGTGAGATGACTCGCTTCTTGGCGAGTACATTCTTGTATCCGACCCTCGACCCATCATTGACATTATTCAACCCCCATATTTTCGACCAACTGCTTCTTGATTCTTGTCCAAGTTTCCGGGCTTTCTTTACTAAGTTCAATCTGTAATACATTGATAGTTTGATTGACTTGTTGATTATCTGTCTTAGCCCCCCATTGGTCTTGGAAGCGAAGTAAATCTTTTACTGTTTCTCTTACTTCTTTGTGTA